AAAGTCGTGTGGCATCAGAACCGGCTGATGATTCGTAGTTAATTCCAGCAGTCGAAACTCGCATATTAGTGCCTGGAATATCTGACCAAACATGATTATGGTGAACCGTATTAAGGGATGCTCTCCAGTGAACGATTGCTTCTCTGTTTAGACCTCTATCGGCATTGGTACCTGTGCCATCGATGTTAGCATCATAAGAGATGTTAGTAATCTTGGTAGGAACAATAATAGAATGGTTGGTGTCTGTTCCGTTATCTGCGAGAGGTTTAATGCCTATAGAGAACAAGTATTGGAAATCAGATCCATCTACTGCTTGGTGCCCTGTCGAGTAAGTTTTTGGATTTCCTAATTGTTGTATATTAATATCCGTTTCTGTCCAAACTGCTTGACTGAACTCACGAACGAATACTTCGGTATCATTGATTGCTGTTGGTATAGGTGTCAATGCACTCCAATATGGGTTTGCGTCTAACTCCGCTTGCTGATATCCGTAAACTGCGGTACAACAAGGTAAAGAAATCGTCTGGTTCATAGGAAGAACATTACGGTTATCGTGATAGTATTCGTGCATAACTACACGTTCACCATTGTGGAAAGTTCCAAAACGAACCCTTCCAGCACCATGCCATTGATGATCAATCCAATATTGATTGTTCTTTGAAAGATCTAATAACATGCCGCTTGGATTCAATCCGCCTTTAGAACCATTAACTAAATCTTTGTTAAACGTTTCAATGCCCAGAGCAGTTGCAGTTGTGGCATCAGAACATGCGACGAACGTATCTACCTTTGATCCACTATTAGAGTTTCTTCGTTCTAGATAGAGTACTCCATCAGGGCCCACATGAAACATGAATCCGTTCTTTGAATCAAAAACACCAAAGCGTCTACTCGCTCCACTAGCAACGGGAGCATTAACTGTTCCAGCACCGCTGAATAAACAAGTACCCATGAATAGGTGAGAAGATCCTGCCACGTATGGGTGATATGTTTTTGCTGTTGCCGTAGCGATATCAGAGGGATTTCTAACTTTTACGTCTACATAACGCCCAGTTTCATTATAGGTTACAGAGGATGTCTCGCTTCCGAAAACCGCACTAGCACCTGCTTGAAACGCTACTGTAGAAAAATTATTATCAAGAACTTCCTGAGCAGAAAATACATAGTCACCTAAGAGCGTTGCACCAGATGTTCGCAACTTACCCCATGCGTCTAACTGTGGTTGCCCTTCTGCGAATCGTACATTAGCAGACCCGAGAACGTCAATATCAAGACCATATTCTGGGTTATCAAAACCCATAATGTTTTGAGTAGGAATGTAAACATCATATGCGGTAACAACTTGCCCAACAGTAACACCATCTATTGAAATAAGAGCATCGACAGCAGGTACATTATTTTCAAACTTAGCAGTTTTGTTGTAGTGAACTGCCAGAATACCTGTTCCGTTTTTTCTATCATATACACCATGAACGTGTACTAAACCGAAACCTGCAACTGTATACCTTTCTCCGACTTCCCAAGTATGAGGCCCATAGGTTGATCCTGCATCTTCACCGCCATTCGAAAACTCAATCTCGGCAGTATGTACCATATAGACACGATCGCCAGTACTCTCCGGTGGTATCCTAGTATATCTCTTTTCGCCTGCCATTTTAGATCCTGTTAAATTCCGTTGTTATCATTCTATTTATTCTTCGTAATACTCATTACTTTAAGTAAACTATTTCATGAATTTTAGGTGTTATAGATTCTCTAGCTTCTTCAGTATCCGAGCTGCCCGAAGTCTCCGCAAGTTGTTCTGCAATTTTAGAGTCTAAAACTTCTTGCGTAATCTCAACTTTTTGCTGAGGTACTCTTTTTATTAATTTTGTAAGAATTCTTTTATTGTCTGGATCTTGTCTTACGATCCATTCATCTCTATAATTCGTCCAGTCCATAATTCCATCTAAGAATTGTGACTCCATAGATTCGATAATAGCGGTTTGTCTTTCATCAAATTCCGGTTCAGCATTTAATTTTACAGCCATCTGTTTTTGAACACAAACAGTTTCAACTTCAGATAGATTTTTTATAGAAGTAATAATTCGTATTTCATTATTAACAATAGCAACGTCCCAGAAATCATTGAAACTATGCCATGACCAATTCTTCTCTTCGATCAGCGGCTCTACTAGTTCAATGTATTGAGGATATTTAGGAGATTTGCCTTTCTTCATAGAAAAACAAGTATTTCGAAGTTCATATCTATCAATTTTCATAATTATTCCCAATATTTAAAAATAGGGGGGACGAATCCCCCCGCGATCTTACTATTTATTACGCTAGGTTAGCGTAGTTTCTTTCAAGTGGAGCAACAAGAGATACTGTTAAGTCAGCACGTTGAATTGTCGATGTTGCAGACACCCACTGTGCAGTTCCTAGACCAATCGCAACAATAGTAATTGGTGCATCTTCGGCAGCACTTGCAGCGCCACGTTGAACGTTTGCATCATATGCATACGAGAACGTTAGTGATGCTTGTGTGGCGTTACCAGCAATGTCCGTGTTAGTTTGATCTTGAACAATAATCGCAGTTGCAGTACCAAAGTCTCTTCCAGTATTGTCACCAGCATCGTCATTGGTAAAGAATACACGGTAGATTGCATCAGTATCAGAAACAAGGTTACTGTTAAAGTTCAATGTCAAGCTAGATACAAACGGGAAGGTAAGATTATCAAATCGTGCAGGTGATGCCAAAGAACTTGCATCAACAGTACCAGATTCGTCTCCTGCAGTTTGTGCAAACGTAAAGTTAGAACCAGTAGCACCTGTCAATTCAAACGTTCCATTAAAACTTGTCGCGCCACCCGTCACACCAGAAAGTGTAATATAATCACCGGTAGTGAAAGTATTGGTTGCTGTTACTGTAACTACGTTGGTTGCTCTAGCAATTGCGGTAATTGTTGCCGCAGCATTAACTTCTGAACCATATCCCCAGAAGTGCAATCTGTTCTGGTCGGCTGAAGCGAAGTTGTTAATGTAAACACCTTCGAAGTCTTCAACGCCGGGAACGTCATCTTGACCAAGAGTAAAGAGGTCGTCTCCAACAAATCGCAATTTCAGGGGGGTAATATCACCACGTCTTACACCAGTATTAGATGTATTGAGGTTGATATCGACGGTCTTGACCAGCTGAGCCTGTACATACTGATATACTTTCTCAGCAGTAGGGTTAGGATTTTGTGTAGAACCAACATCGGCATCAATTGTAACAGTAAAGTACGCTTCAGGAACAGAAACACCAGTTGAATCAAAGGTGTCATTGAAACCAGTTTGTTGAGTGTTGTCACCAGTAGCCGCCCAAGAAATGCTCATATTATTGGTTTGAAAACCAGAAGCAGAGGCGGGTGAGGCGTTCTCAGTAGCGTTTGTAACATTCGCGTAAGTGAATGTAGTGGCTCCAGTTACAGTAATAATATTATTAGTACTATTAAATCCTGTATCAGTCGCGCCAGTAATATCCATTACATCGTTTGTTGCCAAACCGTGAGCAGCTTCAGTTGTTACTGTGACAGTAGTTCCATCGCCGACGAGAGTGTCGATCGCAATAACGTCACCAGAAGCGGCAGCCTTAGACTGTGTTATCTTAGGATCAGCAGTGTTAGCAAGTGGGAAACGATATGCTTGATATGTAACACCATCCGCAGCACCGATGTCCGCTAAGTTTGTTTGTGCATATGTTTTACCAAATGTACGAATAAACGTTTCGAAGAAGCTAGAGTTGTCCGTATCAGGACTACCATCGGCATTTGTGTCAACGTAGAATTGTACGGCTTGGTTGACTGGACCAGTCAGAATAAAGTTAGTAGGCGCTGTTGTTGTATCATCAACTTGACGATAATATACTTGGTCATTTACATCCAACGCACCTAGAGTAATTACATTGATCCAACGTTCAGAGTCGTTTGTGCCAGGACCAGCGTTAACCGCCCAACCACCAGTTCGAATCAAACCCGTAGTAGTTGCACCAGTTGCAGATGCTCCACCGAGGCCACCAGTACCAGTAGAAATTGTATCATCTAAGTTCCATCCGTTTGTGAATTCAAACTGTTCGTCCGTAATAGGAGTCATTGGAAACGGAAATTTAATTAAGTTAGCGTCAGCTTTCCATCGTTCCTTAAGAAACGAGTAAAGACACTTGAGTGTTAGACCAGATACGGTCATACCATTTCCAGTATCTACTGCTACATAAATTAGTTTGTTTGATGTATCAATATGAATCTCATCCGCGGCAGTTCTACTGCCAGCACCAGAAGTATCAACGGTTGCTGTTAGATCGTCCGGATCTGTAATTACATCACTAGCGACAAATAATGCCATGTGAAATCTCCTTTAATTTTATGTTAATATTATAACAAAACTATTTATAATATTGTGTTGTTAAGAGTTGAAGTATTGCCTGTCAATTACTTGCGTAATCGGAATAGACGTTGATTCGTCATTTAGAATAATATTACTCAACCTTAAAGATTGAAAATTCAAGTTAAATATCACTACAAAAACATTAATATCTGATGCATATGTGTAAGTATATACAAAGGTATTATCGTTCGTTGATCCTAGAGTAGTTACTCCTGTTGTCGGTGAAGTTCCTGTGCCATTAGTTATATCCTCAACACCCGCAACGTCGGAAGTATCAGATGTTTGATATATTCTTATTTCAGTACCATCTTGCAAACCGGTCAAACTAAACGTAACCTGCAATGGTGGGAATCGTGCAACACCATTATTATCAATTAACTGGTAATTTGTAATATCCGCGGCCGCTATGTTAGTTAACCACACCCCTTGTGCACCAAAGAAACGACCACCAGCAAATGTACCGAATGGTGATTGTTTATTGTCTGTGTTAGTGAAGGTTGCTTCATCTGCGTTACGATATTCATAACCATCGTCGCCGTTAACTGTCTGCGAGAAGTCAAATGATGTAATATATTTAGTACGTTCATAAACTTCTTTAAGTGTTCTGCCGCTACAATCAACAATAACACTATAGGGTTGATTACCATTTCCATCGCCAATATCTTGTGAGGTTGCTCCAAAGGTTGTTGTTACGTTTGTATATCCAGCCACCGTACCAGAAGCGGTTTCATTGTTCAAATCTGGTGAAGTTGAAAGCGCGACGATATTCTGCCCACCGGCGGATAGGTCAGAAAAGAAGTGGTCATATATATCGCCATATTCTCTTGCGAACAACCAAATAGCACCATCGACATTGGTTGCTGTATCATCAGTTGATTGAATAAATGTGCCGTCTTCTACTTTAACTAAAACGTCGATGTTACCGTCAGGCCACCAAGAAGTCAAGGCAGCGTCAGATGCTTCGACGCCTTGAACAATATAAATGCCTGTTCCTGCTTCCTGTGTACCAATTGTTTTGACATTAGACCAAAGTAATGAATTAGCATTATCAAAGTATGAGCCATCATATAAGAACTTGTGGTCATTATCTTTTGCACCAAAGGTATAACCATTGATGAATTCGTATTGCACTCTGGTGATTGATTGGATAGGCTCAGGGAATTGCATAAAAGCAGTAGATGCAAATGTATTCGTTACAAATTCGTATAGATCTTGGGCAGTATCAATTGCGCTGTAAGCACTAAACGGAAGAGTAGGGCCAGATGTCATCGTAATAGTTTGAGCACTAGTATCAATAGTCCAAGTATTATTTAACGTTGGTACTGCAACCTGTTGTCTGTCGTTGATAAGTGTTACCAACTGTGATACTGAACTTGTTGAAGTACCCAAAGTTGTTTCAAATGGCTGGTCACCAAATCTTCTTACTCGAAGCGTAGTGTTGTTTGAACCAACATAACTTTGTTGTGGGATATTACCACTAGCATCAGTAGTACCATTAAAGATTGTGATAACACCATCATTCAACCAAACAAATGCGCCAGATACATTAACCCCATCTTCATCTTTTACGTTAACGTCAATAGTTTTCGGTGCATTTCGAATAGTAACAGTGCCACTGTAGTTTGCCCCAAATCGAATACTTGGAACAGTAATACCTGTAGGAATATTCAGTATTAAATCTGTTGTTGATGTAGCACTTGGATTGATGTAAAGAGTTGCATTGACGTTGGTACCCGTAGTAAAATCACCCAGAGATCCGGCAAGATATCCTGAAGAAATATGGTCCCAAGTATACTCTGAAGGAACTGTTCCTGTGAATTCGACCGCATTGTTTGATCCATCGCTGATGAATTCACAATCAACGATTTGTGAAAGTGCTGTAAGAAGAAGTGAACTCGCAGAAGTTGATCTATCAAACGTACATCCGGTAAATGTTGCGCCACCGCCAGTTGTTATTCCACAGTTAATGAATGTGCATGATTCAACGGGCTGGCCTGATCCGAATGAGGCGACTCCTTGTATAAACACACAAGTGTCACATATAAGTGTATTAACCGCAGACATATCAAAATCAAACGTCTGAGCGCCGTTACCTTTAAATAGCGAGTTGGTTGCATCAAATGTAGCACCAGATCCTGTTGCAATGATTTTATAAAGATCAGTTGCGACTAATCTCTGATCATCAAAAATGATTGCTTCGTTTGCTACGGTCATATATGTTGCTGTAGCGCCACTACCTATTGTAATGGCACCAAACATAAAAGTAGTATCACGAACAGTTTGAACTACACCGTAATAAAGTCCTGCACTTGCATCTGCTGCGGCAATAGTTTCAAACGTAATAGGATCACCAGAAGTTCCACCCGTACAAGTATATCCGTCACCTCGCCACAAAACATCAGCAAAAGTGTTAATAACGTTACGAGGCTGACTAACACGATTAAACTCATAACCTATTGAAGTTGTCGTTGTAGGAACTGTACCAGAATCCGGTGTTCCATCTAAATCAACGAGTACATAAAACCAGCCACCTCGATATCTTGGTACACCAGAAGCAGAGTTTGTTTCTGATGGACCATCAAATAAAATGTAAGTTGCAGTTCCACCATTCAACTCAAAATCTATAAAGTCTAGATCAGGAACGGCCGTGAACTGAAACCAAGCACGAATATGATTTCCCGCAGAGGTAAAACTTGTCGAAACGGATAGGGTTGCACCATTCGTTCGAAGTGTTGCACTAATTGAACCTTGCTCGTCAATAGTGACATCCGGTTCAGCAGAACCTCCTGACCAGTTTGTAGTAACATTAGCTTGGTCAATGAGTATCGGCGTATTTGTAAGAGTAGGTACTGCCATTAGTTATACTCGTAAGTTGCGCGGTCATCCCAAACTTTATCAAAATCAGCAGAATTATTTGCCCAAATGATTTCTAAATCTCCGTCAACAAATTCTTTTATTCTTTTAATTCTCCATATAGCATCAGACTTACTTGTACCAGGCACTGCTTCACCTACGTAGGTAAATGAATTGGTCGCGTCTTCGTCCACTAGTTTATCGTATTGCACTTCTAAGTCTGCCTTTAGTCTGTCTAATATTGTTAAGAATGGTTGTACAACAAACTTCTTTTTATTAGGATCAAATACCAGAATACTATCGCCTACCACACTAGACAAGCGTGTTTTATCAACATCTGCATTGTCTAGTATCTTATATGAACCACCACCACCAAGAGTAGATAATGATTTCTGAACATTAGCAAGAGTGCGTTCTACGTTCTTGTTTATAGTAGTAGAGTTTTCTGTAAGTCTTTCGTTAAATTGTTCTAAGGCTTCTTCAAACTTTTCTTTATAGTCTGGTCCTGCTTCGCCTTGGATTCCTTGAGGTCCAGTTTCTCCTCGTTCGCCCTTTTCTCCACGAAGTCCAGTATCTCCTTTGTCTCCCTTGAGACCCTGTATTCCTTGGACGCCTTGTAACCCCACGTCTCCCTTTGGACCAGCAACGCCTTGAGCGCCATCTTTGCCCCGCTCACCAGTTTTTCCAGTGTCTCCTTTGGCTCCGGTCTTTCCTGTATCACCTGTTAGTCCCCTTTCACCCTGCGGACCAATTTCACCCACAGGTCCGATATCACCCTTATCGCCTTTGAGTCCTTGAAGACCTTGTAATCCTTGTTCTCCAGTCTCGCCCTTTTCGCCTCTATCACCGTCTTTGCCATCAATGCCGTCACGTCCGGATTCTCCGTCAGCACCGGCAATTCCTTGTTCGCCAGTATCTCCTCGATCTCCTTTGTCGCCTTTGACACCCTTATCTCCTTTCGGACCCTGCTTTCCGTCTAGACCCGCAGGACCACGTATAGTTTCGACTTCACTTATGATGTCAAACCATTTTTCTTCTAACTGTCCTATCCGCTTTTCCGTATGTGCTATACCAAATGCGGTAGTTACAACAGGACTAATCTTGCTCATTCAATTTGCTCATATAACGAGTCATGTTTTCGAGAAGTTCATCTTCTTGAGATGGAATATACTTTTCTTTTTTCTCTTTGGGTTTTTCTGGTTCAACTACCGTTACTGGCGCTGGTGCTTGCTCCTGCGGAGCAGGTTCTTCTTCTTCGTCAGCAATGTCACCAGCAGAAATTTCAGCGTCTATCTGTTTCTGCATATCTTTCATGTCTTCTTCGGATAAACGCAAAATGTTCTTCATGATCCATTCTTTACTCAGATATTCGCCCACAAACTGAGACGCTTCTGACATTATACCCAACCGATCTCTTAGGATCTCTGTTTCCTTTAATTCTGAGAAATAGTTATCTTTGATAAAATCAACAGAAATGTCATTCTTCCATTGGTGCCAATCTTGTTCGGTAATAATGCCTTTAATGATAAGTTGTTTCTTTAATACGCCAAGGAATACCTGTGCAAACCTTTTTCGTAAACGATCAATAAATTTCTGAAACTTAACTTCGTCTCTAGAAATCTCGGTTGATCTTCCTAGAGAAAATTGAGTCTCTTGCTCTAAACGTCCAAGAGGTACGTTCAGCGAACGATATAATCTTTTCTGAAAATAAACGATGTCGTCAATCTGACCAAGGTTATCGCCGCCAGGAAGTGTAGAAATTTCTGTTCCTCTACCGCCTTCTCTTCGTGGCAACCAGAAGTCTTCAAGCATAGACATATGCTTACGGTCATCCTTTAATTGACCAGTGTCTGCATCATAAACCAATTTGTTACGATACTTTGCCATGATATCTTTCATGTATTGTTCTGCTTTGCCTCGCGGCAAACTACCAACATCAATATAAAAAATACGGCGTTCTGGTGCTCGGGCAAGACGGTAGATGACCAGACTGTCTTCCATCATCCGTAATTGATTGATTGGTTTAAGTGCTTTGTGTAAGTGAGAGACTACTTTTCTTTTAGTCTCGTCTAATAACCCAGAGGTGACATAACTCACCGAGTCGATCGAAAGTTTAACTGCGGTATTTGCTTGTCCAGGTTTTTCTTCGAAAATATAAAATTCATCAGTGTCGTTAACAATTTTCGCACCGGTTCTTGGGTCTGTTTTGTAATTTACTTTTTTAACTTTACGAATCTTGGATGAGTCGATTTGACGGATTTCTTGAATACCTGCTTTGAGGTTAGATTCGTTTACTAGTAAGTGGTGGTAAATGCGACCATCTACATACCACGACCTGAAAATATCGTGACCCAGTTCATTGAATTTGAACATTGCCACCACATTCTCGAATTCATCTATAATTTGATCTTTAATTTTATCAGGCGCTTCAACTTTATCTAAACTAAGTTCAAGATTAGATTCCAATTCCGAAGCGGTGATAGATTCGTTAACAATTTCTTCGATCGCCATATCAACTTCGGGTTGCATAGAAACCCCGCGATACTTAAGAATTAGTTGGTGATTGTCCTTTGAATTATCGCCGTCCATATTAATGAACTGACCATAATGTCCAGCAGCAGAAGTTACGTATCCAGCTCCGTCATCATCAGTCGGAGGCACAATAGAGACAAGGTTCGACCCTTTCTCTTTTTTATTTCTACGTATTTCAAAACCAAATAATTTAATAATACTATCGTCTGCCATATTCTGTATCCAAATAAAAAAATAATGGGACGCCCGAAGACGTCCCAATTATTTAGTTAAACATTAACTAGTTGAATTTGATTCCCAGTACTGGACTTGGAATTCAACTGTGAACCTTTCAATGTCGTCTACAGTTGCATAGTTGACGTCGATGGGTGAAACATTCGTCGGAAAACAACCACGCAGGTTGTAACGCTTCAGAATAGAACCATCTTTGTCTAACTGCTCAACCAACAAATCAGATTGATAATCTACAGGATTAGTCAACCCAACATTTGCTGAGTGTGCGTTCATGCCATTCATCCATCGCTCCATTGAATCGCGAACAGTGAAATCTGTATCATTGATAACAGTTACTGTCCAAGGTTCGAAAGTTCGATCCCCTGCGACCTTTAACTGGCGTCCACGAAAGGGAATTGTAATAAGACCCATTGTTGAACCAGGTAATTGAGCGGCTTCACACAAGAAAGATGTCAGTTCGACATCTCCGCCTGCATATGCGGGGAAGTTTACGGTTGCTTGGAATAGATTTGGCCTAGCACCACCACCTCGCAGTTTTGATTTAAAGTCATCGACTCCTAAAATTGCCATTTGTTATTTCTCCTTAATGGTGTGCTATACTGTACCAACGACTTCACTAAACTCAACACCGGTGCGAACTGCAACAAAGTTAAGAGTGATGTAATTGATGGAACGAGCTGGTTTGATAAACACTGAACAAATAAACTCGTTACGGTCAATGACCGCAGCAGTATTGTTTGTTTCGTCGCAGACAACTCGGAAATCTGTAATACCGCGTCGACCCTGAATTTCCCGAAGGAAGGGTTCAACAATATTTACAAATTCGGCACGAGTAAATTCATCGTTGAATTCAAACATTACGTTTCTTGCTGCTGCAGCGATTGCACGCTCTACTGCTAAGAATAACCTACGAACGTTAATTCGGTCAAAGGCAGAAGGACGCGATTCTTTAGTCTTGTCGCCAAAAAGAATAACACCTTGCCCTGGAAGATTAACGATAGGATTAATTCCTGCTTTATACAATGTATCTCTTTGTGACTTATTAGCCGTATAAGATAAGGAAGTTACGCCAAAATATTGACCCCTTCTATTACCTGCCGGAGAGAACCAAGGTGCTGCTACAGCATCAGTTGCCGCCATTAACCCTGCAGTAGAACCTGCAGCGGGAATGAAGACATACTGGTCATTATACTTATCATAAACTTTAAGATAGTTGTTGTCAACTACCAAGTAAGATGATGAGGAAAATTGACCCGCTGTGGTTACAGACGAGGTTACTGCAGCTGCTGGGGTTTGCCCAATTACTGCGGTTCGGTCAGGTGAAGTTACTACAATACAGTCTTTTCTTAAAGATCCTGCCGTGGCAACGAGGTCGTTGACT